TCTAAATGGGAGCAAACGGGACTTCTGGAAGGTATTCAAAACGAAAATACCAAAAACGGCATGGCTCGCCTGTTGGAGAACCAAGCCAAGGAGCTTCTCCGAGAAGCTGCCTCCACGATGCAAGGTGGAGACGTCGAGGGCTTCGCGTCCGTCGCGTTCCCAATCGTTCGTCGTGTATTCGGTTCGTTGATCGCCAATGATCTCGTTTCCGTTCAACCAATGAGTTTGCCCTCGGGCCTCATTTTCTTCCTGGACTTCACCTTTGGTGGATCCTCCACAGGTTCCAATCGTTTGGGCTTCACTGATGGCACGTCACTGTATGGTGGTGGTGTTGTTGGTTCCGGCATCACAGGCGGTGTAAACCTTGGCGGCGACGAAGGTACAGCCGGCGGCCAGTTCTACAACTTGGTCAACGGTTACTCCTCCCCCACAGGTTCATTGAGCCCCATCGGCGCAAGAGTCGTTGCTTCCGGTAACTTCGGTGCCGGCGGCACAGTGTCAGACGAAGACCAGGGCGGTTGGGGCGGCATGACCCAGGCCGCATTGAACGAAGTTATGCGTTTTGATCCCGACTTGACATCCGGTTCTATTTGGGCGATGGTGGAGGTTGATCTGTCTTCCGGTTCTTCTGGTCTTTCCACCGGTGGCGCATTGGATTATGATAACCTTGCAGCAATTGCTTTGAATGCCGGCGCCGGCGCGACAGGTAACACCCTGCTTCGCCGTTTGAGCCAATTGAGTCAAAGTGCCGACGGCAATACCGTTAGCGAAACAAATGTTCGGTTGGTATTCGCCAACACTGGTACTCTTGACGATGGTACAGTAGCAGTTGGTCGCACAGGCGATCAGATTGCTTTGGCAACTATTTCCTATCCAATTGTGGACAACTTCCAAGATACGGGCGGCTCCGATTCCATCGGTTCTGTTGTTGGTGCAGTGGCATGGGGACTGGAAAATGAGTCGGATATCCCCGAGATTAACCTGAAAGTGGATTCCACTTCGGTTACGGCGATGACCAAAAAGTTGAAAGCTAAGTGGACACCAGAACTTGGCCAAGACCTTAACGCTTATCACAACCTTGATGCAGAGGTTGAACTTACGTCCATTCTTTCGGAGCAAATCGCCCTTGAGATTGACCGTGAGATCGTTGAGGACCTGGTTAAAGGTTCCCGCGCTGCAACTTACTACTGGTCACGTTCACCAGGTCTCTTTGTAGACCGCGAAACTGGTGCAGAGGTTGGAGCCAATACAGCGGCACCCGACTTCACCGGTACCGTGTCCGAGTGGTACGAGACGTTGCTAGAGACGGTTAATGACGTTTCTGCAGCTATCCACCGCAAAACGCTCCGCGGCGGCGCTAACTTCATCGTTACGTCCCCCGAGGTTGCTAATATTCTTGAGTTCACCGCTGGCTTCCGTGCCAACGTATCGGTCGATTCCAACAAAGGCATCGCCGGAACCCAAAATGTTGGTAGCATTAGTAAGCGTTATGACGTTTTTGTTGATCCGTACTTCCCACGTAACTTGGTGCTCGTGGGCCGTAAAGGCAACAGCTTCCTTGAGAGCGGCTATGTATACGCTCCTTATGTGCCATTGCAAGTCACCCCGACCATTTTTGGAACGGAAGACTTCGTGCCGCGTAAAGGCGTAATGACCCGCTATGCTAAGAAAATGGTTCGACCTGATATGTATGGTCTTGTCATTGTTCGTGGCCTCATGGGTGAGTCTGGTTCTTAAGCCGGTTAGTTAAAAACTAAGTTGAAAAGCCCCAACTCTTTATTGAGTTGGGGCTTTTCTTTTACTTGCTCAAAAACTATTTTACTTTAAAATCCTTTATTGCTCAAAAATAGCGCGCCCCATTTTTTTCGAGATTTAAGATTTTACACTATTTACATTAAACCCAGAAGGAGACTTATTATGGGACGAAAAAAGAAAAGAATCCGCCTTGCAGCCCGCGTCGCGGAACAGGCGAAGAAAACCGCGGCCACTGCTGGCACCACCGCCACCGCACCAGCGACACCCGAGCCCCCTACAAAGGAAGCACCGAAAGCCAAAAAGACAAATCCGTTTAAAAAATTGTCTAAGAAAACAACGACTAAAAAAACAGATAAAGAGTAATTCGCCTTTTAAAGTCACAATCGACTAATTATGGTAGGAGATTATATTGAATGGCATTCCCTACCTTAACCCCGGCATCGCAAACAAGCGCAATTACGCTTCCATCTGCTAGTTTACCTAGTGAGGCAGCGTCAGCTTCGTTCCCCTTTACAGTTTATACATCCGATCAGTACTTTTTGTCAGGAGCTTCGGACCAGGTAGCGTATACATATCGCAAGCTGGGTGGGGACGTACTTGACATAGAGTTAACCAAAGAACAGGTCTATGCGGCTTACCAAGAAGGAGTGTTGGAATATTCCTATATCCTCAACATACATCAGGCCAAAAACAGTCTAGGTGATTACTTAGGGTCTAAGACGGGATCTTTTAACGAAGAGGGACAACTACAAAGTACCGCGAACCTTCAAGACGTGGCGCTTAAATTCCCCAAGTTTAAATTTGAATATGTGCGGCGGATCGCTTATGGCTATGCAACTGAGGCAGGCTTCGGCGGCGATACACGCATCTACTCCGCTAGCTTCAACACCACATCGAGCGTACAAGACTACGATCTCCAGTCAATAATTTCTTCCTCCGCCGCCGGCGACACCGACAGCCCATTTTACGGCGTAGTCGGAGAACAAAGAGTGATTGTTAATAAAGTCTTCTATAAAACTCCTAATGCCATGTGGCGCTTTTATGGGTACTATGGGGGTCTCAACACGGTCGGTGATCTCGCCAGCTATGGCCAGTATTCCGACGATAGCACCTTTCAATTGGTGCCCACGTGGCAAAATAAAGCGCAGGCCATGGCGTTTGAAGACGCTATTTATACACGAAACAGCCAATGGTCCTATGAACTCAAGGATAACCGTCTGAGAATTTTCCCTGAATCCAACCCCACTGTGCTGCCTAAAAAGATGTGGGTTGAGTTTTTTGTGGACACTGACACCCCCTGGGTCGCCGATTCATCGGGTAAAACTGGCGTAGATGGCATTAATAATATGAACACGCTGCCGTTTGAGAACACACCTTATCAGAAGATCAATGCGATTGGTAAACAATGGATTCGACGTTTTACACTTGCCGTGTGTAAAGAGATGCTCGGAAATATTCGGAGCAAGTTCACGACTATTCCGATACCTGGCGATACCGTGACACTGGATGGCCCTGCGCTTTTGAGCCAAGGAAAGGACGAGCAAGAGAAATTACGCGAAGAGTTAAAAACAATACTGGATGAACTCACCTACACCAAGGTCGCCCAAGGAGATGCAGAGCTATCAGATGCCGTCAACAAGGTCCAAGAGAAAATTCCCCTCTTGATCTATACGGGATAAGTAAACTATGTCTGATGATAACAAATGGAAACAACCAGCGTCCCCTCCCCCACCTTTATTCTTAGGTGAAAAAGAGCGAGACCTAGTAAAGCAAGTTAACGATGAGTTGGTCGAACGGGTAATTGGCCAAGAGGTCATATATTACCCTATCAGCCTTGAAGATACGCGCTTTCACCCACTTTACGGGGAAGCACTTGTAAAAACCTTTTTACCTCCAATTAGAGTGTACGCTCTAGTAGAATGGGGGGGATATGCTACAAGAATTAGTGGACTTGGGATTGACAAGCGATTGTCGATTACAGTCAAATTCCATCGTCGCCGTCTGACGGAAGACCAGGATCTCTATATTCGTGAGGGTGACTTCGTAAGATATGGGGATGACTTGTTTGAAATCACCACCATCGATTACCCCAAACAGATATTTGGTCAAGGCTGGGCCGGATGGGAAAGAATATTTGAAGCGGAAGCTTCTTGTCTCAAAGCACGGGAGGGGCTGTTCGATGCCACCTGATGATAACGATTACACAAGAATCGAAGATGCAAATTCCATTATAAGCGTGAAGGAGATACAACCTTCTTCCCTTGAAACAGTTGATTTTGCTTTTTATGATTTTATGAATGAAACCATGAACTTACGCACCCATAGCAATAAAGGCTGGAGGGAGGTACCCCTCATTTGGGCAACTCCGGAACGCGCCTTTCTTTCAAAGCACAAGGGTGAGCCCCCGCTGTTTGACACCGATAACACGGTTATATATCCTATTATAACCATTGAGAGGGTCTCAGTCACTAAGGATATGAAACGCAAAGGTGCTTATTGGGGCGCCTCATCCAACTTTGTAGACCCCAAACGTGGTGGCCGCATTACTTTGGCGCGCAAGATTAAAAACGATAAAACAAATAATTTTGCTGTTGCTGACAATATAAAGGAATGGCTCGATATATCAGGAAGCGATGCCGGCGGAGTGGGAAACATCACAACGCGCACCCCCGGCCGCCAAGCCTACTACCCCATAAAAGACAACAAGAAGGTGGTTTACGAAACGATTACGATGCCCATCCCAGTGTATCTGTCCATGAAATACACCGTGACAATTACTACGGAATACGCACAGCAAATGAACGATCTGCTCTCTCCTTTCGCCACATTGGGGGGCCATATTAACTCTTTTTCAATTAAAAGGGACGGCCACCGCTTTGAAACCTTCCTGCAAGGAGACTTTGGCACAGCGAGTAATGTGTCTGACATGGGCACTGATGAGCGGAAATTTGAGGCTAAATTGAACTTTGAAGTATTGGGCTATGTGATTGGCGAAGCGCCCAACGGCGACCGCCCAAAACTAGTGAAGCGGCAGAATGCCGTCGAGGTAAAGATCCCCCGAGAAAGAGTTATTTTGGGCGATATCCCAGATTACATTGATAATAGAGGCTTTTACAGGGACTAACAACTAATTAATAAAGAAACTTTTCCACAATTACAAGGAGAATAGCGAATGTCTGTCGATAGATTTAAATTTATTTCACCCGGTGTTTTTGTTAACGAGATTGACAACACTGGAAGATCTGCCACCCCGGCCGATGTAGGACCCGTTTTGATCGGTAGAGCCGAAAAAGGCCCAATCCTCAAACCAACCCGGGTCAAAGATTTTGCCGAGTTTGTAACTGAATTCGGAATGCCCATTCCGGGAGGCGATGGAAAAGATGTCTTCCGTAACGGCAACTACATCTCTCCCACTTATGCAGCATATGCCGCACAAGCATGGTTTAGAAATAATGCCCCGGTGACATACGTTCGTTTAGGTGGCCAATCGTCAGCCGCGGCCACAGCAGATACCGCTGGCTCTCTCGCCGGTTGGACAACCACGGTTCTTTCAGCTAGTTCGGGCGGCCCGTCGGGAGCAGAAATTCCCCTCAACGGCGGCGCCTACGGTCTGTTTGTCGCCGTGAGCGAATCAATTCCCGCCTCCAACCCTGTAACGGGTACTCTGGCGGCAGTGTGGTACATGAATTCGGGCTCGGCCATCGGCCTCTCCGGAACCTTTGCGACTGGCCTCAATCCAGAACTACAGGTAGGGTCGAGCATGGCCTTCCGGAGTATCTCCGGTCAAGAGTTTAAAGTACAGATCAAAAATGAGAGTAATAATACTATTATTGACACA